TACCTAAATCCTGAGGACGTTCATTTGTTCCGTCCCTCCTTTTCTGCTGTCCGGTAATAATTCTTTCACCCTGTTCATCATTTCTAAAAAAAGCGCCTATATAGCCGGTTCCATACGGATTAAATTCAAAACGTTTCCCGTGTTGACTGGCATGAACTTTTATCTCTCTTTGCAGGCTACCTCCGTCTTCATCTTCAGCAGACAAAAAAATCCGATAAGTTTCCTGTGTACCCATTATGTTTTGCTCATCCAACAACACATCCATATAGCCCGTTCCGGTTTGAGATGCCTTATCATAGATATATGAGAAACGAGAGGTAGTATAGGTTATCGTGGTTCCACTGTCTTTCACATCTCCATTTAGCAACACCAAATCATTGAATACCTTTTCTGTTTCTGCTGCTAATCCCCCGGCTCCCACATAAAGTTGAGGCATCACTTTGACTACCGGCATATTAGAGGTAAAGGAAATACGTGCTCCATTAAAATCAGTAATACTGACCTCCAAGTCCGATACATTCAGTACCTTAATACCTGATATATTCCAATCTTCATCCACATTCTCCCATTCAGACGCCTCTATGTTCACCATCAACGGCTCCTTAATATATCCGGTCAAATCCAATTTTGTATTCTTGGGTAAACTATAATTTACCGGATTCGAAGCAATCTTCAATTTGCAAGACGGATTATAATTATCCCCCATATCTATTGTAAAGTTTACAGCCTCACTTTCATTAGTAACGGAAAGAGGGTCATTGGCAGGCAGGATGATACGGTTCACCTTTTTCTCCCAATCCCATTCGGCTGTCGGGGTACCTTGGGTGAAATAACTTCCGTCATCAACCACAGTAAATGTACGTATCACACTCCGTTCAATAGCCGGACCATCATAAGTGGCTGTCAGCGGAACAAGATTCGGCAAATTACTGAACATTATTCCTTTAAATGCCTGGTCCAAATCATCTTCAGCCCTCAATATGACATCTACCCGTACCCCCATTCTTTCAAGAGCCAATTGCAATATAGATACTGTTGTATTATCTTCCAATGTCGCTCCCTGTCCGCCGGATAACACGGTCACATTCTTTATTTCCTGCATCATTGGAATAATTTGTTCTGATGAGAAAAAATCAGCGGGATAGGCTATATGATTCAAATCACCATAATGAGTGATAGCATCCAA